CAACATTCGGCGAAGTGATAATTTCTGTCGGCTTCGTGAACTCAATAAATAATGATTTTAATTTTAATACTTCTGCTTCAATAGCGTAACCCATCTCGTCTGAAATGTCGCCTTTGCGCAATAGTTTTGATAGGCTATCGTATCGTTTAGAAACTTTTTCTAAATCTACGTTCCCTTTTACATCTAATATTTTAGCTTGGTCATTAGCTGCCAAAGTTACGGCGCTAATTTCATATAGTTTAACCTCATTGATTTCTCTATAATCTCCCTTGTCTTGCTTTTGGATTGGTAATATACCTACACTATTTTCGGTTATTACTCCGCTTTTCATTAACTCAACAACATCTTTTCCAAGTTGCGTTTTAGCAATCTCTGCAACAAAAACCAAACCTTTGTCATCCTCATAAAGTTCGGTCATTTTACCGATTGGTTGATTCATATCGTGTTGATATAAATATTTAACCCTAGAGCCATTCTCGGCGATTGTCTTTTTGTAAGCGCCTTTCATAATTATATCAGAATCAGAATCTTTGTTTCCAAAGAATGATCCGTACCCTTTTATGATTCCGGCTTTTTCATCCGCATCGATTAACTCTCCAACCGGAGCCGCTTTATAAAGAATTGTGTTCATATAGAAAAATTTTTGTAAATATACGATTTTTAAATTTTTTGATTTGCACCAAATGAAACACCAAAACCAATGTCGGATATTTCTCCGGTCGCTTGTGCAGTTTCTTTAGGAAATGGCGCTATTGAACAACGACAATTAATTACCTCACTAGCCGGGCCGCTTGGGTCTCCCGGGTACATCATTAAAGCACCCCCAACCATAAATGGCTCATTTTGAGGAACTGGCTCACTTGCTCCGGCTTCAGCGTGAGTTGACCTAGTTCTGTCATCAAAAGACGCAATCCACTCTTTCATCATATCGGCCGCCGGGAATATTGTGTTTGCAGATTTTAAAGTTGCAAAGTTCGCAGCACTTGTTGCCTCTGTTCTAACTAATCGCTCCGCTTGGAACGCCGAATATCTATTGAATTGACTTCTTAAAATCCTAGTCTTTTCGGCAATACCTAGATTTTGAAAATCAATATCAGTCATTAAATTTTGCGTAACCTTTACAAGTGTTGCTTTTGCAGTACCACTAACTAAAGTAACCCTTTCAGCACCTACGGCAGACCCATAAGACGCAAAAGAATTTTGCCATTCACTAACGTATTGATTTGGATTAACTCCCTTTTTTATGTATTTATCAAAATTTCTTGCATACCATTTGGCAAATTGTAAACCAATATCCTCGTATAAATCACGATAAATTTTAATCAGTTCACTTGTACTAAATAAAAGTTGAAATGATGTTTGACCACTAGACAAAAAAGATTCTGCTCCTTTATAGTATTGGTTTTTATAGTATCGCCTTACTTTAGAGGATTGCCTTTTTTCGGCTTTGTCCAATTCCTTTTCAAAAGCCTTTTGCCATTTGTCTTTGTCTAACCTCAATTAGTCGTCTTTTAATTTGTTTACTTCTCTTATTGCCCAATCAACCCCGGCAGTTCCACCCCATAAGTTCCAAGCAACGTAGCCGTTGTCCTTCCAAGGCTCTCCCTTATATTTAGGATCTATCTTTGCGTTTTCTCTGTGGCGATTAAATTGCGCCATTCTTTTAACAACATCTAAAGAAATATTTTCTCTGTTTGCGAGTTGCGATGCTCTACGCCAACCAACCTCAGTTCCGGCAGTTACAACATCACGCCCATACTTATCACGCCATTCAATCATCCTTTTAGCGTTATTAGTCGCAGATTGAGGATAATTATTATAGGTTTCTGCCTTAATTATTTCGTTTTTTTTTTGACCTAAAAACTTGTTTACGTCTAAATCTATTGGCTCAATAGGTAAATCAATATCACTTGGATTTGTTGGAATTAAATTAGCCGGTATAAAGTAATCGTCTAATTGAGTATTTTCTTCATCCTTTCCGTAGTTCATTGCAGAACGCTTTTCATTTGGCGTAATCCACCACGCTTTAGATAACTGATTTACAATCTTTTCAGTTTCCTCTTGCATCTCCGGTATTACAGAAAAATCAAACTCAATACAAAGTTTGTCGCCATATTTAGGCGCTAACCATCTATTTAATTCGTCTTTAATTTTTATTAGTTCCGGGATAACTGCGTTTTGATACAATGCTTTTTTAGCCTCTTTCATATTGTTATAAGAGGATGATTCAGTATTGTTTAGTAATTGTACCGGTACATTGTAAATATTACACAAATCTTTTATTGATGCGTTGTACTGCGCTATTAAAGAAACATCAGACGCATTTAATCCAAAATTAACCCAAGACATTTTATTTGGAGTTATAATAATATCTCCGGCATTATCTGAGCCTTGATGCTGACGTCTAAATTTATCTTTTAATTGTTGCGCTTGTACCTCGTTAATGTCGCCCATTTCAGAGGTTAATAAACCCCTTGCAGTTTGGTTTTGTAAATATTTTACTCCCGTTTGTACCGCTTCATTGTTTGTTGTTAGTGAACGTAAACCCGCTCTCAACGGCGATTGTCCGTACATATGCGATCCAGTACCATCATAATAGGGATTGAAGTCTTTAATGTGACATATTTCAGACGCATCAATGTACTTTGTACCATTGTATTCTAATTTATATTTTGACACCGGCTCCATTATACCATTAGATATAATCTCCATCACTTGCGACGGCATAACATACAACTCAGTAAATTTGCCAACATTTGCTCCAGTATCAGGCCCAATTCCGTAAATGTATCTGTTACCGGTCAATTTACCAAAAGCAATCAATTCCGTAAGCCAAGCGTTATAAGACTGTGCCGGATTTGGGCGCTCTAATATTTTATGTAATTCAGTGTCTTGTAATTCAACTAATGCGTTTTTTTGCAATAACGACGCCTTTTGAATAGACGCTGCATCCATCATTCCTGAAGTTAAAGCCTTATATCTTTTATAATCATTTTCGTTTGTCTTTTCATAAACTTGGAACGGAATTGTTGTTGCAGCCTTTGTTATCAAATTTATTAAAGAATATATTGTTGCGTTTTTTTGATAACCTTGCGTAATATAAGAATCATCGTTTTCCCTATTCCATAAAACAGAATTACCTAACCAATTATAAATTGCGTTATTATATTCCTTATTTGTATTTTGATTTTTTTTTGAAAAATTGAAACGGTCAAAGAATGATGCCATATTTTAAAGTAATATAAAATTTTCGTAAAAATACAAAATTTAAAATTGTTTTTAAACTACAAAAAAGTTGTTAATTAAATTCCTTTCGATAGCGTAGGAAGTTACGTCAATATGTTCATCGTGTTTAGCGTTTGGAAATGTGCTAACTTGTTGCAGAAAGGCTTCATTCCAAGTGTCTTTAACAAGAAAAACTCTACCGCCCTCAATAAATGGAGACGATGCTCTCGCACGTTCGATTTTAGAGTACCTAACAAAGTTTGTTTTTAATTCAGATACGTTGTATCTAGTTTCACGCCTTAATAGCTGCACAAGTGATTTTCCTGATGCTTTAGGCTCGACTAATATTTGCGATATTGGAACTCCGCACGATTGCACAAAAGAGGTAACAAAGTTTTTTAATTCAGGCATTTCAAGGTACTTATCAATGCTTTTAAATATGTAAAGATTGTCGCCACTTTTACCGCTTATTTGTATTCCGGTTGGATCGTTTCTTGTGTCTTTAGTATAAGCGCCATCAATGTACATTTCAAAAGATATATCGCTCGGTAACTCGGCTCTGTTTATAATATTAAACCAATCTTTTCTCCATTCCCCACCCTCTGGAGGTGATGGGATTTGTAAATACTGACCGCTAAAGGTATATCTGTCCGCCTGGCGTATTGCTTCGAGTTCTTCAAAAGAATGTTTCTCAGGCCATAGGGCATTGTTATTTTCGTCTAAAGCTGCTAACTTCAAATGGTGCCATTGCTCACCACTTCCGCCGTCTAATAAGTAACCGCTTAAATCATCTTCGTGTAGCCTTTGCATAATAACAATAATAGGAACATCCCTATCATTAACCCTTGACCGAATAGTTGTATTATATCTATTGTTTATAAACGACCGCCTAACGTCTGATAAAGCGTCATCAGGCTTTAAAGGATCGTCAATTATAATTGCTCCACCGGTACCGGCACCAAATCCAGTAATTGCACCCCCTGAAGCAGTTGCATAAACTCCACCGCCCTCTGTTGTGTACCATTTCTTTTGTGATTGTGAATCCTTTTTAAGTTGCAAATTCCAAATGCTTTGATAGGCGTCTGAATTGATATATTCTTTTGTCATTGAACTATTGTCAAGCGCCAAAGAATCTGAATAAGATAAATGAATAAATTTTGCCATTGGATTTTTAGCCAATGTCCAGGCGATATACATTTTTACGGCTATTTCAGTTTTTCCGTAACGTGGAGGTATATTAATTATAAGGCGCTTTATTTCGCCGTTATGAACTTTATGTAATGTATTAGCTAATGTTTTATGAAACTCTGCTACTTCAAATTTGTTTCCTGTGTTTTCTTTGAAAATATAACGAGTAAAAAACAAAAGCGAATCCTCACATTTTTGTTTAATAATTTCGTTAATATTCATCGTTTAAAATGTCATCAATTTTTTTTCTTGCTTCGTCAGAGATTTTACTTGTGCTAACTTGCGCAGTCATTTCCACCTCTTTGCGTTCTACATAACCACGCTTTTTACCTTTGGTTTTCAAATAAAATATTGT